TTGCTGCGATTCTACGATGGCGATTCCATCTATCACGTCGGAGTCCAGATCGTAAGTTCGGGAGTTGTCCGGCTGAATCGTGCGGGGACGACCCTGCCCGGTGAAAGTGTCCCCAACGCAATCGCCACCGGTCAGTGGTACTACCTTGAGATTAAAGTGACCATCGGTGACACGGACGGCTCCTATGAGGTTCGGATCAACGGCGTCACTGTCGCCTCGGCATCTGGAATCGACACGCGGAATGGCGGAACGGGATTGATTGATCGCGTGCAGTTTCGCGGCTGGCAGGCCGGCACAGCTTCCATATTTGCGACCTACGACGACATCTACGTGCTCAATACGCTCGGGACGGACAACAATTCGTTCCTCGGCAGTCAGCTTGTCGAGAGTGTGTTTCCAAATACCAACGTCCAAAGCGGTTGGATACCGAGTGTTGGCTCGAACAACGCCGCCTGTGTGGACGAGAATCCCTCCAATGACGATGCGGATTTCGTCTATTCGGCCGTCAGCGGCAGCAAAGACCTGTACGGCGTTGGCAGTTGCACCCACATCAACGGGAACATCAAGGGTGTGCAGTTGAACGTGGACTCGCGGGTGACGGACTCAACGCCGCAAGGTCTACGACCGCTTATGAGGTCCGGCGGCGTGGAAACGTCTGGAGGCAATACCACGGTCACGAGCACTGGCTACAAGGTGTTTCCGATCGTGACTGAGCACAACCCATCGACCGGCGCATTGTGGACGCCGGCCGAAGTTGCGGCCATGCAGATAGGCATTGAGCATGTATGACGCTTCGCGCCAGTCGAATTGCTTCGGAGATACTCGGTCGTGGTGACACGCTACGTCTGCGAATTACACGGGTGCTCTGCGAGGTATTGGGACGTGGCGACAATGATCGTCTTCAAGCGAGCCGAGTGGCGTGTGAACTGCTCGGAGAATGGGTAACCCCGGCGTGTCGTGTTAGCAGACTTGGAGCGGAGATAGCAGGGTGTGGCAACAATGATCGTATTAAGGCAACGCAGGCCGGTTGTGAAATCCTTGGGGAATGGATCATACCGGCACCGCAGGTCACCAGCCTTGCCGCCGAAATCCTCGGACACGGTGACTGCGACCGCCTTCAGGCAACTCAAGTCGGATGCGAACTCCTGGGAGAATTGATTGTCTCAACGCTTCGAGTCACGACGTTGGACTCGGAGGTGCTCGGGCGTGGCGACAACGATGACGTTCATGTAACCCAAATTGGCTGCGAAGTCCTCGGGGAAGTAATCGTCGCAACGCTTCGCGTTACCGCACTGGACTCGGAGATACTTGGCCGTGGCGATGTTGACCGCATACAAGCGACCCAAGCCGGCTGTGAAATTCTCGGAGAGTGGGTTGTTCCGTCGATTCGGGTTGCCTCAATTGCCCTTGAACTGCTTGCCACTTCGCCCATCAACAGGTTTGGTATGGACCACTACGGTACTCTGATCGAGGCCGATTCGTATTTTGCCTCGCGTCTGCACGAGAACGCCTGGTCCGACGCCGACCCCGAGGATCGGCCCAAGGCCCTGTGGGCGGCCACGCAGATCATTGACACCTTGAACTTCAAGGGCCACAAACACTCCGTGTATCTGCTCTTGCAGCAGAACCCACAGGCAACCAGCGAGCAGATTCGGGCTGCGGAGGCATCGCAAGTCCTGGAGTTTCCGCGAGATGCTGATAGTGAAGTGCCGGAGGCGATCTGCCTGGCGTGCTATGAGATCGCCCATTCGCTCTTGGATGGCAAAGACCCGGAGTTGGAACTGGAGGCTCTGGGGATTGCGAGCCAGGGGTATTCGTCGGTGAAGACGACCTACACGCGGGAACAGGTTCCCATCGAGCATATCGTCAACGGAGTGCCCAACGCACTGGCCTGGCGGCTGCTTAGGCCATTTCTCCGCGATGCGGATGGAATCAAGTTGAGTCGAATCAGTTAGACTGCTCGCCGATTCACCGGGAACCGGCGGCTAGCGGGTTTTCCTTTTCTCGGGAGAGTTCTCATGTTGAACAGAGATTGGTATCTGGCTCCAGTGGCGTTGGCTTGTTACGAGGGCGAGGGGACCGGAGACGGTGAAGGTGCCGGTGAGGATGTCGGCGCGGGTGCCGGTGTGTCTGCTGGCGATGGCTCTGGCGACGGCGCGGATGGTGCGGACAAGACGAAACGAACCTTCACGCAGGAGCAGGTCAACAAGTTCCTGGCCGATGATCGTCGGAAGACGGAGGCCAAGTTCAAGGGCCAATTGGAGCGGGCCGAGAAGACGTACAACGAACTGCTGGAGAACAAGAACCTCACCGAGCAGGAGCGCGCTCGCCTGGAAGAGTCGTTGGCGGACGTGCAGAAGCAGTTGCGAAGCAAGGAGGAGACGCTGAAATACGAGAAGAAGCAATTGGAGGAGCAATACACCGGCCGGCTGACCGAGTCCGAAAAACGTGCCCAAGAATGGGAGAATCGTTATCGGGAATCGCACATCAGCCGTGCCTTGCAAGATGCCGCAGTGGTGAACGACGCCTACAACGCCCAGCAGGTCGTGCGGCTGTTGCGGCCCATGACCAAGATGGTCGAGGAGGTGGACGAGAAGACCGGCAAGGGAACCGGCCAGTACAAGGTCATGGTGGACCTCGATGATCGTTCGAGCGAAGACGGCAAGCCAATCGTCACTCAGCACACACCCGAGGGCGCGGTGAAGCGGATGAAAGAGCTTACCGATTTGTACGGGAACCTCTTCAAGTCGAACGTCGTTTCGGGAATCGGAGCCAATTCGGCCACCGGCGGCCTGATGCCGGGCGGGAAGGGCAATCTCGATCTGGAGAAGGTTGCCCAAGACCCGGTGTTGTATCGCAAGATTCGAGCAGAACACCCTGAGTGGCTCGGTCTGAAGTAGGTCAGGGGTCGGATGTGGTCAAACAAGAGTTTCCCTTCAGGAGTGTGACAACAATGAATCCCTTGTACGAATCTCCCGTGCAACTGGCGTGCTACGAAAACAACGTCAGCGCGCTGATTCCGCAAGTGTGGGCGCAGGAAGGCGTGGCCATCCTCGAAGAGAATATGGTCGCACCGTACCTGGTTCACCGCGATTTCTCGCCGGACATCGCCCGCGTCGGCGAGACCGTGCATACTCACAAGCCCGGCGAATTCAAGATTCGCCGCAAGACCGATGGATCGCCGGTGGCCGCGCAAAGCATCGTTGCCACCGACATCCCAGTCAAGCTGGACCAGTGGTTCGTGCAGAAGTTCGTGGTCCGCGACGGCGAAGGGTCGATGGCGATGAAGGACCTGGTGGACCTTTATCTGCGTCCCGCGATGCAGACCATCGCCCGCAGTATCGACCGTGTGCTTTTGGGTCGCGTTCACGCCTATTTCGGCACGCCTGTCCGACGTGTCGGCCGGCTGAACAATCTCACCAAGGACAACGCCTACGACTATGCGGTCGAGTTGGACAAGGTGATGAACGTCAACAAGGCCCCGGTCGATGGCCGCAACTTGGTTCTTTCGCCAGCGTCGAAGGCGGCACTGTTGCTGTGCGACAAGTTCGTCAAGGCGAACGAGCGCGGCGACGGCGGCTTGGCGTTGCGAACGGCCCGACTCGGCGAAATCCTGGGCTTTGCGACCTACATGGCGCAAAACGTCAACTGCATCCAGACTGGCGCTGACTTTGCTACGCACACCGTCACCGAGCCGTATGCTGCGGAGTATGCTGGCGTGCAGGCTTGCACCGGTGCCGGCGCTGCGATGTCGCTGGGCGAGTACGTGGTGGTCGCGGGCAACGATCAGCCCACCTACGTCACCGCCAAGGACACGGACAGCTTCACGCTCAACGAGGCCAACAAGTACGCCACATTGGACAACGCCGTAGCCACCCGCTACAAGAAGTGTGCGGTGGAAGGTGGTGATCTGGCCACCTATCCGGCTGGCTGGAGCAAGGCCATCACGGTCAAGGGATACGCGACTGGCAAGGCTCCGCAGGTCGGGCAGTTGATCTCGTTTGGCAGCACGATCGGGACTCGGCACACCTATACGATCATCGAATCGGAGGACGCCGGCTCGACCTGCTCGATCCTGTTGGATCGGCCGCTGGAGGCGGCGGTTGCCGACGAGGCGGAAGCCTATCCCGGCCCGTATGGGTCGTTGAACATGGCCTTCCATCGCAACGCTTTGGCCCTGGTCACTCGGCCATTGGCCCCGCCTGATGCCGGCTCCGGCGTCCGGGTTGGCGTGGCCGAGTACAACGGCGTCGGGATGCGCGTCCTGATGCAGTACGACCTGGACGAGGGCGGCACGAAAGTGCAATGCGACCTGTTGGCCGGCGTCGCGGTACTCGACAGCGCCCTGTGCGTGCCGTTGCTCGGCTAGTCCATTGTTGGAACCGTTCGCCCGAGCCATGCTCGGGCGGACGGATTTCTCTGGAAGGGCACAGCGATGGACCTGTCTTCCACATTGAGCCTCTTGAAAGACTGGGGACCGGTTTTCGGCCCGGCACTGCTGGTTTTGGCGTTCTTCATTTGGAAGGACTGGCGCAGAGAGACCCGCTTGCAGGACCGGGTTGACGCCTTGGAGAAGGAACACAAGGACGTAATCCTTCCATTGGTCGAGAAATGCTCTACGGTGATCGCCCAGAATACCGCCGTGATGAGCCGTTTGGAGAAGGTGCTCGAACAGAAGAGCCAGGCATTGGCGTTGCTGGAAAAGGTGCTCGATCGGCAATCACTCTTGGAGCAGTGCAAGGACCGCTGCGTACTGGAGCAATTGATGGATGAACCCGGCGGGGACGGAGAGTCGGGGTGATGTCCACGCAACTCCATCAGATGTCGAAACGCACCCTCTACATGCTGAAACGGCAGTATGGCGGGCCGATCGACATCTACAAGCTGGTGGATTCGCAGACGGACGTGCGGACTGGACAGAAGACGGTAACGACCAGTGCGTATCGCATTCGTCGAGTCATCATCATGCCCGCTGGGTGGTCGAGGGTGAGGATGCCGTCGATCTCCTCGGCGAACAAAGATTTCGTCGCCGGCGGCGCTCACGATGCCAATACTCGTGACTTCATTGTAGACCGAAGGGATGCACCGGACCTGACGCTCACCTCTGACGATTGGATTGTCTACCAAGGGCGGAAGTACCAGGTGAGCAAGGTTGAAGCGTTCGAGTTCGATTCCGGCTGGATCATCACAGCCAAGGAGTCCGTAGGTGAGGTGCCTTAATGGCGCAGCGGGATTGGGCACGATGGATTTTCGCCTCGCTGGCCAGCTACCTCAAGGAAGTAGCTGTGGAGCGGGACTTGTCAGTGCTCGTCGAGCACCTCGATGAGCGCACGGAAGCCTTCATGCGTGCCACTGACCGGGCGGAGATTCGCATCACTGGACCATTCACACAGGAGTTGAGCAAAGGCTATTGGCGAGTCTTTGTCGATGCCAATGTGCTTTTGACCAGCCGGTACGACGGAGACTCGAAAAATGCGTACAGCATCCTTTCACATGCTGGCGCGTTCCACGAGGCAATGGACCTGCCCATCGGCGTGTGGAACTTCGGCGGAGAACCAGGCGATTACGTCGAAGACCAGCCCGAGACGCACAAGTTCTTGGGCTGTCTCGTGCCACGACCTGGGCAGAGTGTGCGGGTATTGAACTTCGGTCAGATCAACCCCGTGGAAAAGATCAAACAGACCGAAATTGACGCCCGCTACACGATGGAGTTGTTGGAAGAGTAACCCTTTTGCCAGGTGGAGATAAGCACTATGGCCAGAATCGACCTGCGAAACTGCACCATCTACTTGAAGGATGGTTTGACGGGCACTGCCAAAGCCAACAAGACGCTCACGCCCGACAAAACGGCGGTCGCCCAGAGTGACACGACCTGTAAGGTGAGCGATGTGAACATTCCTGGCGCACGCGGCGGGCTGACCGAGAAGATTCCGATTGGCGCTCGCTTCACGATCGCCGGCGAGACCGCCGCGACCGTTCACGTCGTCACACAGCGGACTTTGAGCGGCGACGAGACCACCGACATCACTTTCACTCCTGCTCTTGGGGCCGGCACGTATGCGACCGACGCCGCCGTGACGTTTCAGCCGCAACAAATCGAGATCAAGATCGGGGAAGGCGACCTGAAGTACACGGAGGCCGACGAATACAAGTACGACAAGGATCGCGGCCAACTGGACACGGTGCGCAAGGGCGACGACGTGCCGATGGAAGTTTCGACAAACTTCACGTTTGACCAGGTGAAGTCCGGCACCGGCGAGGTAATCACTCCAATCGAGGCCCTGAAGGGTGAGGATGCCGCTTCGGAGTGGGTCTCCTCATCAGCCGATCCTTGCGAGCCGTATGCGGTGCCAATCAGTTGGCCAAGACGGGGGCGGAAGACCTTAGCTCAGCGGCCCAACTCTTGACCGGGGCGTTGAACGCCTATGGTGAGTCGTCTGATATGGCTGGATTGCGGGCGGCCCAATTCTTCAAAACCGTGGAGTTGGGCCGCTTGCGGATGCCGCCTGCGAATCGCACGGACTGATCGGCAATTGCCTGTGGCACGTGCAACGCCTTTTGAACTCCTCTCTCTGAACTGCACCTCTTGAACTGACACCATGAGATACAACCACGAACTGAATGGCAATCTCCGGGCCGCGTGCAACAAGCCAGCCACTGTCGCCGAGAACAATCGCCTCTATCCATTGGTTGCCGCGGGCAACGCCGAAGCACGCGAACAGATGATCGTCAACAACATGCCGTTGGCGCTCAACCTTGTCGAGTCGTTCCTGGCGGCGCGGCCGCAATACGCCTATTTGCAGGATGACATCAGCGCAGAAGCCTTCTTGCGGGTCGTTGAGGTCGTGAATCTCTTCGCCACGGGGCGCAAGGTCAACAGCCCAACAGCATACCTCTCCCGCAGCATCCGCAGGCACATTCGCACCACCGTGCAACAGTCGCCGTTCGTTCGCTCTCCGCTTGGAAAACAGCCGCCACAAGTATCCACGCAACACGATACCAGCAAGATCATGCTCGGTGTCCGCACAAAGACTGTCGGGAACATCGACCTCAGCGACCTGATCGACGCTTGCTGCGAGTCGTCCCTTGATCGAGAGCTTGTCTCACTGCGAGAGGAGGGCCATACGTTCGCAGAAATAGCCACGCACACTCGCATCCCCAAGAGGACGGTGATCCGCATGTTCCATGCTATTCGTGACCGCTTCGACGCCAAGACAAAGGCATTGCACCAGTGATTCGCCGCATCTTCATCGACCTGGATGACGTGTGCAACACGTTCACTATGTACACCCTCTATTCCGTTGGGTGTCCGGTGAGTTCCACGGACTACGGCGATTATCCGGCCGAGTGCGGCTATGACATCGTGGCCGCGGCGAACCAATTGCTTGGCAGACCGCAGTTCACCGTGCCGGCCTTCTGGGACGCCATACCTCGCGGGATTTGGGCAACGGTTCCACCGTCGTTACTATTTCCGTGGCTCGTACATGCCGCTGAAGAAATTGTTGGACGGGAAAACGTCTGCATTGCCACCAGCCCAACAAAAGACCCCGAGTGTTTGGCTGGCAAGTTGGAATGGATTCACCGTCACATGCCGCAGTGGATGTGGCGGCAGTATGCCATCACGCCGCGGAAGTATCTCCTCGCCCGACCCGATTCGCTGCTGATCGACGACCATCCGGGAAACATCGACCAGTTCGAGGCTCATGGGGGACGCGGCGTTCTGGTTCCACGCCCTTGGAACAGCGCCTATGGCAACGACCCTTTGCAGTATGTGCGCGAGCAACTTGGGCGGCATGTAAGCAGTCACCGGCTGCTTCGATGCTCTTGATAGAGGGCCAAAACAATGCAGTTCATTCCGGCAGCATGGTTGGAACTGGCGGCAGCAAACCGGCCCATGATCGTCTACTCCCGCACGGTCGATTGGCTGGAGCCGATGCCCGTGCCGAAGCCGGAGCCGGAAACGCAACTGTTGACCATCGTCGAAGAAATGCTTGCTGATCTGTGCCCATCGGTGAAACAAAAGTCGGCTGGCGTGGCGGCTTGATGTGCTGATGTTGAGGCGTGGAATGTTACTGGACCAACACTTCACAAACAAGACGGTCGCCGTGGAGTTGGTCCGGTCACTGATCCACCGGCTCGATCCAACCCGCAGCCGGCGGTACATCGAGCCAGCTTGCGGCAAAGGATCGTTTGTCGAGGCCCTGCAAGAAGCCGGCGTGCCGCGCCGGAACATTCGCACCGTCGAAATTGACCATAACCTGCCTGCCGACGTTCACCAGGACTTTTTGGAGACCACTCATGCGTCCTTGGGCATCGACAACTGGAACCGCGAGACCACTGTTGTCGTGGGGAACCCGCCGTTTGGACGCAACGGCCGACTCGCTCGGCAGTTTCTGACCAAGGCGACGGAATATGCCAACTGGGTCTGCTTTGTTGTGCCACGTTCCATGCACGGCGCACACGGCTGCGGTGGCATCGAGCCACGGCTGGAACTGATCTACGAACGAGAGATCGCTGACAGCTTCGACACCACGCGGGCAAAGTGCAATTGGCAGGAGTGGATCGTCCTGCCAGAGGCCCAACAGGGACATCGACCAAGCGAGACCAGCGTTGATACCAAGGGGCTTTACGAGATTGTCCCCAAGGACAACCAGCACGACCTGGTAATTCAACGTTGCGGCATGTCGGCGGGCCGGGTGAGCAAATGCAACGGCACTGGGCAGGGAAAGTATTACATCCGCAGCCGCTACCGCGAGGTTCTGGAGGCTTTTCGGCACCTGCCCCGCCATGAAGAGGCAAGTCTTACCACGCATCAAGACAGTCTTTCCGCGCGGCTGCTCCACGAATTACTCGAACGCGCTCTTCTCAACCAATACGTGTCCAGCATCAGAGGTTCGCAGTGACGCAACAACAGGAACTCAACCGCGTGAAGGCCAACATCAGTGATCTCGTGGAGGCATTCGTATCGCATCGCTGGCAGACCGGCCAGCCGCGATTCGTGATGCGCGACCTCCATGATTACATATTCGTGCGGACGCAGATTGCTCCTGCATCGCCAGACCGGATTCTTCGACAACTGCGTCAGGAGGGCAAGTTCGACTACGACGTGATCGACCGCCGGGCGTCATGCTACCAGATCACTGCGATAGGAACCTCTCGACCGGCCAGCAAGAGAAAGACGGTGACTCTGTTGCACCGTGGCAAGCCGGTGGACCATTTCGAGGCCAGCGGCCGGCGGTTCCGGCTGCCGGCGCACGTGATTGACCACCTCTTCGCATCGCAAGACTTCGAGTTGGTGATCGGCTGATGGCAAGTCCTTTGACAGTCACACGAAACGACTTCCGACTGCGGCCCAAGTGTAGCGACATCTACACACCGCCAGCCGTGGCCCGTTTCCTGTTCGACTTGCTCAACCACACCGGCGCGGCAACTGTCTTCGATCCGGCGGTCGGGACAGGCCGACTCACAGACCCTTGGTACGACGCCGGCTGCCGCATCATCGGCTGCGACATTGTGGACCGGAAGGCCCGACTCCACCGGTTCCACCTCGGCCGCTATGAGGAGACGAAGGATTTGGAACGTCCCGACCTGGTGGTCTGCAATCCAGCCTTCAACGGCTGCACAGGCAGAAGGCTCTACCCGGAAGTATTCTTGGAGCACACGTTCACGCTCTTTGGGTCAACGATTCCCTCAGTTTTGTTCGTGCCGATGGGCTTTCGGCTGAACCAACGGAAGAAAAGCACACGCTGGCGATGGTGCCGCGACTGCGGGGCGGCGCTCACGTCGATTATCGCTCTACCGCTGGACATCTTTCCTGGCGTCGAGTTTCACGCCGAAATCCTGGTGTTCAATGTCGATGGCATTCGGCCGCACTACTTTCTGACCGAAGAGGCCCTGCAATAGCTGGGATACGAGACATGAGACTGCCGCAACGCTTATCATACTCGGGGTTCTCGCTCTGGGAGACTCGCCCGGACGAGTTCTACCTGACGCATCTCTCCGAGCGCCGGCCACCACGTGTGCCGCAAGAGCGACCAGCGGCCGTTGGCTCTGCGTTCGATGCGCAGGTCAAGTCCTCGTTGCACTCTGCGCTGTTTGGCCCCAACGCCGATCCCAAGTATGCGTTCTCGGCCCTATTTGAGGCCCAAGTCGAGCCGCAGAACCGGGATTGGGTGCTGGGAGAAGGCAAATACGTCTTCGACTGCTATGTCCAGTCGGGCTTCTACGATGAACTGCTGGCCCTCTTGAAGCAGTCGATCGAACCGCCTCGCTTTGAGTTTACCGTTGAGGCCGAGATCGGCGGCGTTCCGTTCTTGGGCAAGCCCGACGCCCGGTGGGTAACGCCGGCAAGCATTCCGGTCGTACACGACTTCAAGCTGAATGGCTACTGCTCGAAGTACACGACCAGCCCGTGCCGGAGCTACATGCGTTGTCGGGACGGCTATACCGGCAAGCCATCCAAGAGCCACGACACCGAACACCATGAGTTCCTGGCCTACCAGCATGGCGATCTGACGATCAACACCACTTACCTGGAGGCTGCCAATACAGCCTGGGCCGATCAGCTTTCTCTCTACGGTTGGGCATTAGGCGAGAAAATCGGCGATGAAAACGTCGTGTTGTCGATCCACCAGATCGTCGCCAAGCCAAAACCGGAAGCACGACCGCAACTCCGCGTGGCCTCGTACCGAGCCAGGGTCAAGGCGTCGTATCAGCAGGAATTGGCCGTCCGGCTCAAGCGATGTTGGGATGCCATCACCAGCGGCCACATCTTCCTGGCCCTCAGCCGCGAGGATTCCGACGCCCGCTGCCAAGTGCTCGACGAAACGGCCGTCGGCCTGCAATCGGACGGGTCCAGCCGTGAGGAGTATTTCAACGAAGCAACCAGAGATCGTTATCGAGGATAACCATGCCCATCTTCTGCATCAGCGATTTGCACCTTTGCGACCGAGGCCCGCGCGACAACTTTGCCTACGGCAGTCGTGAAGGACGGTTCCACAAGTTTCTGGATTTCGTAGAGGCCCGCAAGGGACGGCTCTACATCCTGGGCGATTTGTTCGATTGGTGGCAGGTAAACCTGAGCGCCTCGGTGATTGAATACCTGGCGTTGCTGAACCGCCTGAAGACGATGAACGCCACATACGTCATGGGTAATCACGACTGCGCGCTGGCGCAGTTCATCGGCAGCAGCCTGATGCCCAAGGTCGGAATCCTGAGTGACATGCTCCATCCCTTCGAGGAAGTCATTGGCAATCGGCGTATTGCTTTTCTCCACGGACATGAAGCCGATCCCTATTGCAATAGCCTCAATCCTGGCACCGGTGAGATCACGGCCATCATCTCGGGAATGCTCGAAGACCGCCACAAAGCCCCGTTCCATGAAGGTCGCGCCGTTGAGGATGAGTTCGTCGGCACGCTTGAGACCGCTCTTACCGTTTGGCGCAGGCTGACTTTTCAGCACGGACGGCTCGACGAAATGCTCGACGGCGTGGAGGCGTACCGCAAACGAAAGCAGGCGGATGTCGTCGTCTATGGTCATACCCACGAGGCCGGCAACATCGGCGATTACCACTACAACACCGGCTGCTGGGCGAGAGAACATGATACTTTTGTGCGCATCGAGGATGATGGCGCGGTGAGCGTATGGGAATGGACTCAAGAGGCAATTCCATTTCAACAGGCTCTGCGGTGAGCCAATAGTCACTCTTCTCTGATCGAGGGCACCATGTTTCAGACTGTCTGGCAATATGCGCTCATACTCGGCATTGGCATGGCTCCAGCCATGACTGAATGCCTTCCCATTCAGGAAGTCGGCGATTTGGGACCAGTCGTCACGGACATCGAAAGCCACCTGCCAGTCGGCCATCCTTATCGGGAAGCCGATCGCGTGGGTTGGGTTCACGAGGGGACGCATGGGATCAATAGCCTTTTGCGAAACAAGTACGGCTGCCCCGGCTTCTACGTCCTGGAGAACCGGGCCATCCTAATTCAAGAGTCGGCGACGACCCTGACGGCTGTGGCCCAATTGGTGCCGCCATCGCTCCGTGGCGAGGTCTACGACCTGTACCTCGTCCAGATGCGTGGCTATTGGAACGGACAGCCAACCTATGTGTTCGACGAGTGGATCGCCTACACAAACGGCACAGAGGCCCACCAGCGACTTGGCATTCAGGACCGCACCGAAACGGTGCGTTACATGCTGGAGTTCTGCGTCTATGCCACCTGCGTCCCGCAGGCCGCAGATTCCGACGATCCGCAGATGCGTGCCTTCATTATGTGGCAAATCGAGCGGGCGATGGTTCTATCCCGCGCGTCCGGGGTCACCAGCGATTATCTGACTCGTCTCCGCACCACGCCGGACGCCGCAGCACTTCGGCAATACATGCACAGCTATTTCGGACCGGCATGGACGCATCGCGTGCTTGGTCTTTGACGAGGTGACGCGATGGAAGACTTCAGTCTCGACAAGTGGATCAGCGGCTTCGCCGTATGCCGGCACTGCGGGCATGTTTGGACGGCGGTGGTCCCCTACGGCCAGTTCTTCAGCCTCGAATGTCCTGTTTGTCACAACCTCGTCGGCGAACTCACGGAGGTACACCTATGCTGCTGATTCTGCTGGCCTTCGTTTGTGGATTCTCACTGGATGTGGTCTGGACGCGATGCGTCAATGACATCCAGGCGAAGCGGGCCATCAGCGCGGCCAACATGTCTGTGCTGATCTACCTCTGCACGTTGGTGTCCACCGTGTTGATCGTCGAGAGATGCGTCCTGGCGTGCGCCGCCTACGCCCTTGGCGGCTGGGTTGGCACCTACGTTGCAGTCAAAAGGAAGAAGTAGTCGTGCGACACCGCTTGATCCAGGGCGACGTTCTCGACGTGTTACCAACGCTGGGCGACTTCCCCTGTTGCTTTCTGGACCCACCGGACTCGCTGGGGCTGAAGCTCAATGGCTATCAGGATCGGCCTCGCAAAGGCTATATCGACTGGCTCGCTGACGTAATGGCCAAGACGATCCCACATTGCGGCATCACCTGGCTGAGCTACAACAGCCTGTGGGACCTGGCGGTAAAGCATTGGGCCTACAACTACGGCGAAACACACCGCGACATCGAGATCAAACCGTTCTATCAGCACTACACCTTCTTCCAGTGCAACAACAACGATTGCGCCCCGGCCGAGCGGCCGATGCTCCGGTTTCGCCATAAGGGCGCGCCAATCTATCCCCACCAGATTCGAGTGCTGAGTTGGCGGCAACTCAACGGTGACAAGCGGGCCGCCCCCGGTGGCAAGGTGCCCGGCAACGTATGGGACTTCCCTCGCGTCACCGGCAACAGCCGCCAGCGCCGGGCGTTCCATCCCACGCAACTCAACGAAGGGCTGGTCGAACGGGCCATCCTCTTGAGCACGAAGGAGGACGACGAAGTTCTCGACCTGTTCTCGGGCACGGGCACGGTGATCCGTGTCTGCCGCCGCATTGGCCGCTCGACCACATCCATCGAACTCAACGAGTTCTACTGCGACAAGATCGCCGAGGAACACGGGCTGGAGGTGGTCCGGTTATGAGGGCTGTGACTGATTGGGACCGCATTGGACAAGACCTCTGGCCACGCCACCGCTGGCTTCTGGTCAGGCGTGCCTTG